TGTGCCAGACATAGATAAAGAAGATATAATTCTAAAGGAAATACAAGCAGAGTTTTCTACAGAAGATGATGATATTCATACGGCTTTATTATTCTGCCAAAGAATGTATGAAACTCCTACATCTAGAGCATATAAGGGAATGTCATCTATGTTAGATAGATTAGCTAGATATATGGAGACTACACAGATTACAGCAGGAAGAGATGGTAACATTAATTCGCTAGTTGCTGCAGCTAAAAACTTTGACCAGATTAGAGCTTCATTTAAAGGTGTATACAAAGACTTGCAAGAAGAACAATCAAGCAAAGTTAGAGGTGGTCAGGGTCTAGCATATGACTCATAAATAGTTAAAAAGCATGGATTATATTTTTACTACCTATTTTACAAGTGGCAATGATCCACAAAGATCAGGGAGCTGGCCAAGTAATGATTTTAATATTATCAAAGATTTTTATAACTCAGTGGTTCAACATGAGTTAAATTGTGTAATACTACATGATCACTGTTCAACAGAATTTATTGAACAATATTCTACTGATAAAGTTACATTTATTAAAGTGGATAAAGTTCTATTAAATATGGTAGATTACAGGTGGAAATTATACCACAACCTATTAGAAGAAATGACAGAAATTAAAAATGTTTATTTCTTGGACATAAGTGATGTTATTATCTTAAAGAATCCATTCAACTTAATGGAAGAAGATGTTCTTTATATAGGTAATGAGGAATCTATTATTGAAGAAAATACATTTATGATGGAAAGATTCCAAATGCTTGGAATTGATCCAACAGAATATGTAGATGATAGAGTATTAAATTGCGGTATATTTGGTGGTAATAGAACAATGATGTTGGAAGCAACTGAAGCAATTGCAAACATCCTAGAAACAGCAAACATCACCAAGACAACAGCTGATATGGCAGCGGCAAATGAAGTGGTGTACAGAAACTATGCTGATAAGTTTATATCAGGTCTACCTTTAAATACAAAATATAGAGGTGGAGCATTCCCATTCAAAGGTAAAAATAACAATGCTGATAAAGCATGGATACAACATAAATAAGATGCATATATTTAATACTAAAGATAAAATAAATTATCCTAGGTTAAACATTAACTATGAGTGAAATTTATCAAGATATACCAACCTATGACAATGGAACATGGACAACTACAAGCTTTGAATCCAGAGAGGACTTCAGTAACTTCATATTTGGAGTTTTCAAAGAACCCGGTAAGTACGGATTCAACAATACAACTAATCAGGTATTTATATCTGAGTCAAGAAGGTTTAGAGATAATGGAGTATATTGCACAGCCCCATTCAAATCAAAAGACTTTATAGCATATTGGGATGACCAAAAGCTAAAGTGCAGGAAAGGGATAATTGTAAAAGATAGTAATAACACATGGTTTCTTGCAAGAGAATACTACATGTGGCTTAACTTTCTACCAATCTTTGATAAGGAACAACAGAAGTTTGACTTTGCTAAGATCCGGGATGCTCAGTACCACATGGCTCTCTATGAGTTATTATCTGAGTTAAACTACAAGCATTCTGCCATTCTCAAAAAACGTCAGATTGCATCTTCCTACTACCATATGGGTAAGTTCATAAACCAGCAGTGGTTTGAAGCAGGGGTTACACTTAAGATGGGGGCCAGTCTCAAGGATTATATCAATGAGAAAGGATCTTGGAAGTTTTTACAGGAATATGCAGCCTTCTTAAATGAGCATACAGCATGGTATAGACCTATGTCTCCAGACAAGGTAATGATGTGGCAACAGAAAATTGAGGTAAGAAAAGGAGATAGAAAAACAGAGGTTGGTCTCAAAGGTACCATACAAGGTATGTCATTTGAGAAAGATCCAACAAATGGTGTAGGGGGTCCGGTAAAATACTTCTTCCATGAGGAGGCAGGAATTGCACCTAAGATGGACCAGACATATGAGTACATGCGCCCAGCCATGCGTTCAGGTATGGTTACTACAGGTATGTTCATTGCAGCAGGATCTGTGGGTGACTTATCCCAGTGTAATCCATTAAGGGACATGATTCTTAATCCTACATCTAAAGATATTTATGCTGTAGAAACTAATCTTTTAGATGCAAAAGGTACTGAAGGTTTGTCAGGTTTGTTTATCCCTGAACAATGGTCAATGCCTCCATATATTGATGACTATGGTAATTCACTTGTAGAAGAAGCATTAAAAGCTTTAGATGAGCAGTTTGCTAAATGGAAAGATGAATTATCTCCGGAAGATTATCAGTTAAGGATATCTCAGCACCCTAGAAACATTGAAGAAGCATTTGCACACAGGTCTGTATCTGTATTTCCCCCACACCTTATTGCTGCTCAAAGCAAAAGGATAGAAGAGAAAGAATATGCATATGAGTTTCTAGATATTACTACAGATAGCAACGGAAAACCTACAGTAACAAAAAGTAATAAGATGCCTATCAAGGAGTTTCCAATTACTAAGAAGACTGAAGATAAAACCGGAGTTCTTGTTGTATGGGAAAGACCTATAGCAGATCCAACCTTTGGGCAGTACTATGCTTCTATTGACCCCGTGTCAGAAGGTAAAACAACTACATCAGAATCCTTATGTTCTATCTATGTAATGAAAGCTCCAGTCCAAGTAACTAAAGTTACCGGAACAGAGACTGAAACATACATAGAACCAGATAAGATTGTAGCTGCTTGGTGTGGTAGATTTGATGACCTTAATAAAACTCACCAGAGATTAGAGCTCATCATAGAATGGTACAATGCCTGGACAGTAATTGAGAATAACATCTCATTGTTTATCCAGTACATGATATCAAGGAAGAAACAGAGATACCTAGTACCTAAGAGTCAGATCATGTTCTTGAAAGACCTTGGCTCAAATACTAACGTATTCCAGGAGTATGGTTGGAAGAATACAGGAACACTATTTAAACAACATCTTCTTAATTATGCTATTGAGTATACTAAGGAAGAATTAGATATAGAAACAAAAACAGATGGCACTATTGTAAGAACCAAGTATGGTATAGAAAGAATTCCTGATCCAATGTTACTTACTGAGATGCGTGAATATGCAGCAGGAGTCAACGTGGATAGACTTGTTTCATTCTGTGCACTTGTTGCTTTCATGAGAATTCAACAGTCTAACAGGGGTTATGCTAAAAGGACCATCATGGATGATGCAGCTAAAAACTTGCAAAAGTCCGAAAATTTGTTTAAATTAAATAGTAGTCCATTCAGGCATATGGGTAAGTCTCACTATAGTAATGGCCAAGGAGTTAAAAGATCTCCTTTTAAAAATTTTAAATAAGAGCTATGCAAGTATATAATGCGCTTCAAACCAAAAAGGGAGCAAAGGTTCAACATAACAGACTGGGTAGTATTACTCAGCCATTACAGTTTTTATCTAAAAAAGATAAGGATGATGAATGGGCAGCTTGGAACTTAGACTGGTTAGAATGGAATGGTCTGAAGCAAATCCGCAGAAATGCCAGAAAATTAATGAAGAACTATAAGCTGGCTAAAGGTGTTATAGACAAGACAGATTATATTGTAGAAGATGATAATGATTACAGAGATATAGTAGAGACTTTAACTAAAGAAGATGAATCAGCATTGGAGTTAAAGTTTTATCCCATTATTCCCAATGTAGTCAATGTACTTGTAGCAGAATTTGCAAAAAGATCCACCAAGCTTACTTACCGTGCGGTAGATGAGTACTCATATAATGAGATGATGGAACAAAAGAGACAAGCTGTAGAAGAAGTTCTCATGGCTAATGCTCAAATCAAAATTACAGCAGCTTTATTAGAACAAGGTTTAGATCCTGAGTCTGAAGAAGCACAACAACAACTATCACCAGATAACTTAAAGACCTTACCAGAGATTGAATCTTTCTTTAAGAAAGACTATAGATCTATGGCTGAACAATGGGCAACACACCAGCACAAGGTAGATGTTGAAAGATTTGGTATGGATGAGTTAGAGGAAAGAGGTTTCCGTGACATGCTTATTACAGATAGAGAGTTCTGGCATTTTAAAATGATGGAAGATGACTATGAAGTAGAGTTATGGAACCCACCTATTACTTTCTATCACAAGTCTCCAGATGCAAGATATATCTCCCAAGGTAACTGGGTAGGTAAAACAGATATGATGACTGTAGCAGATGTAATTGATAAGTACGGTTACATTATGACACAAGAACAATTAGAAGCTCTTGAGAATGTGTATCCAATCAGATCTGCAGGTTATGCTATTGGTGGTATGCAAAATGATGGTTCATTCTATGATGGCACAAAGTCACATGAGTGGAATACAAACATGCCTTCACTTGCTTACCGTCAATTTACTACTATGAGAAATGCCGGAACGGTATTGAATAGTGGAGATATTATTGCAAACATCTTATCAGAAGGTGAAGACTACTCAGACCAAGGTACAGCATATTTGCTAAGAGTAACTACCGGTTACTGGAAGTCTCAGCGTAAAGTTGGACATTTAACCAAGATAGCTGATAATGGAGAAATTATTAATGAGGTTGTTACAGAAGATTACAAAATAGAAGATAAACCTATCTATGATACTAGATTGTTTAAGAATAAAACAAAAGACAACTTAGTATATGGTGAGCACATTGACTGGATTTGGATCAATGAAGTTTGGGGTGGTGTAAAAGTTGGACCAAACATTCCTTCATTCTGGGGTATGAATAATCCTGGCGGATTCTCTCCTATCTACATTGGTATAGATAAGAACCACATTGCTCCATTAAGATTCCAATTTAAAGGTGACAACTCTCTATATGGATGTAAACTTCCTGTAGAAGGTGCTGTATTCTCAGATAGAAATACCAAGTCTACTGCACTTATTGACTTAATGAAGCCATATCAGATTGGATACAACATTGTAAACAATCAAATAGCAGACATCTTAGTAGATGAGTTGGGTACTATTATCTTACTTGATCAGAATACTTTACCTAGACACTCACTTGGTGAAGACTGGGGAAAAGGTAACTTGGCTAAAGCATATGTAGCAATGAAGAACTTTCAGATGCTTCCGCTTGATACTAGTATTACCAATACAGAGAATGCTCTTAACTTCCAACATTTCCAGAAACTAGATCTATCTCAGACAGAAAGATTAATGTCTAGGATTAATTTAGCTAATCACTTTAAGCAACAAGCTTATGAAGTAATTGGTGTTAATCCACAAAGGATGGGACAACAGTTATCTCAGATGACTGCTACAGGGGTAGAACAAGCCGCTGCAGCCTCTTACGCACAGACAGAGGTATTCTTTATCCAACACTGTGATTATCTAATGCCT